GTCCTTGAGTATTGTAGAAGTCAGAACTAGCTGTAGACCATGCAGATCCGTTCCAGTTCTTATTGTTTTCAGCAGACCACTTTTCAGTAGTTCTTGCATCTTGAATTAACATATCTAAGATCTCTAGATCGATTTCCATTGAGATATATTCACTTAATAGTGAAGTTAACTCAGCTTCTGCGTCTACAGAGTGATATGCATTAAGATCTTGAGCAAATTCTGGAGTCCATTGTGCTTTTAACTTTCTAGTTTTAGCTACAACTGCTTCACTTCTTAGCTCAACGTTAATCTCTGGGATTGTGATTGAGTTAGCAGAAGTATCTTCAAAGTCACCTCTTGAATTGTCAGCTGGTTGTTTGTGATATTTAACTTCACCAGTTATCGAAGGTGCAGCAGTAGCAGTTTTAGCTGCAACGAATACTACATTACTTCCTACGATGTTAGTTAATTCTGGGTTAGTAGTAATATCTGTAGAACCAGATAAAATTCTAAAAGCTCTTACGCCTTTGTCATCTAAACCTGCAAGGGATGATTTTGCTACTGACACTGTGAAGTAGTCAGCAGGATCTAAATCTGCATTGTATGCTATAGAAGCAGAAGAAGCAGATCCAGTAGCTACTGCTGATAATGCAGCAGAAGCAGTGTTTAAAGAGTATCCAAAAGATCCTCCTCCGTATAGACCTCCTGAAGCATCTACGTCTACACCGATTTTGTTTTCAGCAGTAGATGCATTTCCGTACATATTACCGTCAGCAGACTTGTCTAATCTATCGTTTCCGTATTTGAAATCTAGATAGAATACAAGACCTGAAGGTAAATTCATTGGTTGTACAGAAACGAAATCTTTAGCAGCGATTTGAGCGAATACCTTTCTTACTAAAGGTAGAGCAACTCCTGCCCATTGCTCAGATCCACCACCTGCAGCGCCGATAGCGCTTGTTCCACTTTGTGATTGTTCAGCTACGATTTGCTTAGCTTGGTTTTCAAGGATTTGAGCCATTACTGGTGACTCTTTTTCCCCTAAACCTTCTAATAAACCAGAAGCATTCCATTTGTCAGCTAAACGACCTGCATCAGCTTGTAAGCTTTTGAAGTTGTTTGAACTTTCTAATAGGTTGTTAATTTCCATGATTGAAATAAAAGTTTTAAATTAATTTTAGTTTTAAATAATACCAGCTAATTTTTGCATTCTTAGGACAGCAGAAGATACTTCATTGATTACTTCTGGTTTAGAAGCTGTTGTACCTGTTGCTTTGCTAGCCATTCCTAATTTAGCTTCTGTTACATTCTCTTTCTTTTTAGAAACAGTGTTTTCAGAAACAGTTTCGAATACTAATTTGACTTCTTTAACAGTCTCTGCTTTATCAAATGCAGCAATAACGTTTACTTTTTGCGACTCTGATAATGTATGAGATTTAAAGATTTTGTTTACATAAAGTAGTTTCGAGTTTAAAAGATTAACTTCTTGCAATTCTTTCTGTAAAGTATCAATTGTATTTAAAGCTTCAGTTAATTCAGAATTTTCTTCTTTAACCTCTTCTTCGTTTACAACTTTTTCTTCTACAGCTTCATGCTTTTCGTCTTCTTTCTTACCTTCTTCTACTTCTTCTTCAGAAATAGATTCTAATTCTGCTAACAACTCGTCTAAGTCAATTTCTTCGTCGTCAGCTGCTGGCTCTTCGATAGCTTCAGGCTCATCACCTATACCTTCGATATCACCGGCGTCTAAATCAGCACCAATTTCTTTTTCACCACCGCCAATTTCTTGTGCGATAATGTCGCGAATAAGATCTTTGAATTGATCAACTGATAAGTCTCCTAATTCTTCATCTCCTTCGGCTTCATGTTCGATTTCAACCTCGTCTTCAGATTCTTCTGAATCATCCTCAGCTTCTTCGGGTGCTATTTCTTCTTCTTCTGCAATTTCTTCCTCTACAGCTTCATGCTTTTCGTCTTCTTTAGAGTGATCTCCTTCCTCCATAGCATCGTCATCAGATTTTTTACCTTCTTCAGTCGTTTCTACAGATTCTTCAACCTCTTCTTCAACTTCATTTACTACTTCTTCAACAGATGCATCTTCCATCTCTTGTAGTTTA